TCTGCTGTGGGAACTGCACGAGCTGCGCTGCCCAGCCGATCAGATAGGCCGCGTAGTCCTTGTTGCCGTCAGCGACAACCTCGTGGACGAAGCTCAAAAAGGGCTCGACGTCACCAGGTGTGGCTCGGTAAGACCATCCGCGCCAAAGATTGTACCGGCCTTGCTGCTCATTCTCTGGAGCGAAGCAGATACCTGCGCTGTAAGTGCGGCGATCAGGGTGCTCCAGCCACATATCGGTGAGGTTGACTAATCTTGGTTTCTCGCTCGACTGATCAAGAACCTTTCGGTTCGCGTACTCTTTACGCAGATCCTCTGTCTTGTATAAGACGATCTGATCGTTGTGCAGCTCCTCTCGCAACACCCGCGCCGATCCCTCTACCTGCACGAACGCCCATTTTTCTAGCATTGTGGGCAGCTCATCCTCTACGAGATCGACGCTCTCGGACTTTTTTGCTTCGTATTTCAACGTCGCCATCGTTACGTCGCTGCCATGGTAGTCGCCAAATGACTGCCACTTATCCTCGCAGCTACCGTCCACGTATTTGGTGGAGTCCATTGACCAGCGAGTCCAAAGCTCCAGACCCTCTGCTTCGCCCCCGAACTGATTGTGCAGCGCCATCCCTGTTTTTACCCAATCATCGTAGTGCAGGTCGTCGTTGTAATAGGTGAACAGCACATCCTCTATCTCTTCAGCGCTCATCTCGTGCGCTGCCTTTAGGTTCATCAGGGCGTGTTCTTGTTTTGCTTTCTGAGCGCTGCCTTCCTTCACGGGTGTCCAGCCCGCCAGCTTAGCTTCCGACTCAAAAAAATGGATGAATGCCTCGGCATGTTTTGACGTCAGCTCTGGAAGATCGTCGAAGAACACATCAGATAGCTTCGGGCCGTTCACCCATTTGTAGGGCTGCACTGTCCGTTCATGTATCCCAAAGGCGACAAACTGCTGGCCAGCGCCAAGGATCTCCACGGCGTGCGTTGTCCCTGTGTCATCCTCGAACTCGCTGCTACGCATTTTTCGCATATGCTCGCTGTTGCGGAATGGCACCAGGCACTTAGGCTTATCGCCTACTCTAACCGGCGCCTTGCCGACGTTGCTGTCTAACCACTTTAGAAGTTTGTAATTCATCGCCGCGTCGCGGCAATCGATGTCTACGCCAGACGTCTTGGCGCACAACACACCGATCCCAAAGTCTGGGTTTGTATTAACCCACTCGCTAACCAGCTCCGGTGTCGATTGGATCTTTTGCCATTGGTTGCCTGGCGGGCGCTTCTTCCCTTGCAGAAGAGGCACGATGTCATACCCGCGTTCTACTAGGCGATGGCCATATTGCTCGATCATGTTTCCCCCTGATCAGATGTATTTGCTGGCGTTCTCGTCTGCCCAGAGCGCTAAATCGTGCAGCTTTTCTATCAACCACTCGCACAACTTGATTAGTGCTCTAGCCGCGTCGTAAACCATCCAATAGATTTCAGCGCGCATCGTTAAAAAGCCTCTTTGTTTCCCAAACTAAGTTAGGGCAGAGCCGCGACCAGGTCACACGACCCTGTGTTGCCTGCTCAATTTGACATGCACGTTTCGCGGACACTTCACCGAAGGCACGCCATCGCGACACGTTTTGCTTCTCTATGTCTAACAGCCCAGCCAACTGGCGATCTGACCGCAGAGAGAACAGCTCTTTGACTTCATCAAGAGCCTCGTTCACTTGACGTCCAGCGAGAACCTTTTCGTTATCACTCACACTTTTTTCCTTTTTTGTAAGTAAATCGACAAATGAAATTGCAAAAGCAATTTGTCTGTATCATGCTCCATCTTCTCCACCGACACAAACTTACAGTTGATTATTTATGATGCAAGGCAAACTCGATCTGGCCCCGACCCACGCAGTTTTGAGTGCAAGCTCCGCGCATCGGTGGCTGAAATGCCCTGCCAGTATCAAGGCCAGTGAAGGTATAGAAGACACGTCATCTGCCGCAGCAGAAGAAGGCACGGCAGGTCATGAGCTTGCAGAGCAGTGCTTGCGCGAAGGCATAGACCCAGATCATTTACTTGGGGAAACCTTTAACGGTTACGAAGTTACACGCGAAATGGCAAGCATGGTTTCAGTCTATGTAGATTACTGCCGATCGCTGCCAAAAGAACGGGTGTATATCGAGCGCAGGCTTGATTACTCGATGTGGGCCGAAGGTGGATTTGGAACGGCTGATTACTTAGCGATTGCTTACAGAGGAGGTGAAGCCCATTTAGTTGACCTGAAGATGGGACGCACTCCGGTTGCAGCAGATTGCGATCAACTCAAATGTTATGCGCTCGGCGTTCACAACGAGTTTGGGTTTGACGCGCAGATAGACACCTACCACATGACGATCGTTCAGCCGCGTCTTAACTCAATCGAGACGCACACTATGCGCGGCAAGGATTTGTTGCGTTGGGGCAAAGATGTGTTGATCCCTGGCGCAGAGGCTGCATTAAGTGACAACGCGGAATATGCACCAGGGGAGTCGCAATGTCGCTTCTGTAGAGCCGCCGACAGGTGCCGCGCCTTGTCCGATCACGTCCACCAACAAGTTGGCTCATTCAAAGACCTAACCAAACCTGACGAGCTGACGACGAGCGAATTAGCGGACGTTCTGCCGCAACTCAATTTGATAAAGAGCTGGTGCGACAAGGTTTCCAAATATGCCGAGCAACTAGCTATGAACGGCGAGGAGATCGACGGCTACAAATTAGTTGAGGCTCGCACGATCAGACGATGGAGCGACGAAGACGAAGCTATTCGCGTAATGGGCTTGCTTACGAACGAGCCGGTCTACTCGCGTAAACCAATTTCACCAACGAAGGCGTTAGCCATGTTGGGGGATGAATGTGATGACGTTAATGCGCTCATCACGAAACCAAAAGGCCATGCGACTTTAGTGAAGAACTCCGATCGGAGATCTGCAATGGAGATCGACCATGGCTTTCAAGTAATCGAAGACTAAGGACGTAAAAGATGTCAACCATAATCATAGAGAACGTGCGGATCAGCTACCCACACCTTTGGAAGAAAGACGCTTACGGCGACAGCACTCCCAAATACAACGCGCAATTCATAATCAACAAGAAGAAAAACAAAGCGCAGGTCGAGCAGATTGAGGCAGTGATCGAGAAGTTAGCGGAAGAGAATCACAAAGGCTCTCGCAAATCCATGTACACACCGTTCGTTGATGGCGACGAACTGAACGAAACGCTGGACGAAGATGAGCAAAAAGTTGAGCTGGGCAATGCTTTCAAGCTCACAGCGAAAAACAGCAACAAACCTGCGGTCGTGGATAACAAGACGCAGCGAGTAGACGAAGAAGACCCGATAGGTCAGCGGCTTACCCGTGGGGGCGACTTTGTGAATGCGAAGATCCGGTTCTACTACTGGCAGCGCGACTCCTTTAAAGGTGTTTTGGCGAGTCTGGAGGCAGTGCAGTGGGCTAGTGAAGGGGAGTTGTTCGGCGGGTCAGACGAATCTGGGCCTGATTTTCAGGTGATTGAAGAGGACGATCTGACTGCGGAGGAAAAAGAATTTCTAACGCAGTAATCAGTGTTGATTTCGAGACTTACTCGACTGCAAATCTAAAGTCTACGGGTGCGTATGGTTACGCCTGCCACCCTTCGACTGAGGTTTTGTGCATGGCTTGGGCGGTTGACGACGAACCGCCTTCGCTATGGCTGCCAGGGAGAGATAAACCTAAGCGGTTTTTTGATCTGATCGATCAAGGAGCAACAGTTGCCGCCTGGAATTCTTTTTTTGAGCTGTGTATCTGGGAGCTGGTGCTAGGCTGGCGATCTATCCCCTGGGCGCAGTGGGCGGACACGGCAGCGTTAGCTGCTGCGCAAGCTTATCCGCGAGCGTTAGGGGACTGCAGTAAGTTCGTTGGCTTAGATGAAGACGAAGCGAAAGATAAGCGAGGTCACTATCTTATCCAACGCCTCTGTAAGCCTTATCGCGGAAAACGCGTGGACGATTATGGTTTGCTGCAAGAGCTACATAACTACTGCCTTCAAGACGTCATAGCCGAGCGAGCCATACGCAAAAAGCTTAGGCCGCTGTCTGCGTTTGAGCGAAAAGTTTGGGAATGTGATCAAAGGATGAACTGGCGAGGGGTCAGGTTGGACGCCTGCAACTGCTGGAATGCGATAGCCATCATCGATCAATTAGAAAACGAAATGAACGAAGAGGTTGGCAAGCTCACAGACGGCGCCATGAACTCAACAAGATCACGCGCTAAGTCTCTTGAGTGGGTGCGATCACAAGGCTTTGATTTGCAGAGCTATGACAAAGCAGCGATAGCAAACGCGCTATCGACCGTGCGCGAACCAAAAGTAAAACGCTTCTTGGAAATACGTCAGGCTCTCTCAAAAAGCAGCACGAAAAAATACAGAGCGATGATTGACTGCCTGGGCAAAGATGGCAGGGCGCACGGAACAACCATGTACTGTGCAGCGGCCACTGGCCGGTGGGGCGGTAAGCACTTTCAACCTCAGAACTTACCAAGGCCGACCATTAAAAACGTGGACGCGGTCATAGATCTGCTGAATGAGAGAGATCACGAGCAACTGCCAGGTGAACCAATGAGCGCGCTTGCTTCTTGTCTTCGAGGAATGCTGATCGCAAGCGACGAACATCGACTGATAGTCAGTGACTACAGCGCGATCGAAGCGAGGGTTATTGCCTGGTTGGCGGGGCACACAACAGTGCTTCAAAGTTTTAAGGATGGCCTTGATCTCTACAAAGTGACGGCCTCTGCCATGCAGGGCATACCCTACGATCGGGTTACTGACGATCAACGATTTCTCGGGAAAGTTGCCAGCTTAGCGTTGTCGTACCAGGGTGGATCGAAAGCGTTTACCAGCATGGCAAAAATTTATGGAAGCACAATAGACGAGAGAATCGCCACAAAGGTTCGTGATGATTGGCGCGGTGCGAACAAGCCGATTGTGCAGTTATGGGCAGACATAGACAGGGCAGCGCGCAAAGCAATCCAAAACGGAGGGATCGAGAAGACAAGAGCGGGCGACTTCAAAATGATACGCAACGATTTGCTATTCAAGCTTCCTTCGGGCCGATTGCTGACGT